CAACTTCAATTTCATAGGTGCCAACCTTGCTATTCAGCACTTCCAGGTCAACCGTTCTGGTGATGTCGCGCTTGAAGTTGCCGTCATTGACGCTGACGCCTACCTCATAAGAAGTAGCCCTGAGCGAAGACTGCCAGTTGATAATTAGCTTCTGCAGAACCGAACCGGCACTCTCGTACAGAATCTCGCTGCACTGCAGGTTGGTCGGTGCTTCTGGCGGCTCGTTCAGATTGCTGACATCCCGCCGCTCCAGAATCTGGTTGCGCTCAATGTGCGCGTACTTGCTGCTGTTGTACGCAGAAGCTGTGACGGTATAAGTGCCACTACTGTTTTCAGTAACGGAAACAACGCGCCAAGTGCTGAGATTCAGCCCAGTAAAACCAATCGAAAACGGTGCGCCTTCTGTAGGGGCAAGACTTAAGGCAGAACCAGCCGTAACGGTGTTGCCAACAATCGTGGAGCCTGCAGCCTGACCAAGGCTGCCATCAGGCAAGACGACATTGATGGTAAAAGTAGAAGGCGCTGAACCACCAAACAAGTCAGTGTCGCTTTGACTTAGCTTGATCGATGTTGTTGTTGAACCAGCAACGCAACGACCGGATACTGACTGACCAGCCCGCACTGGGTCGCCAATCTTGATGCGATCGCCTGGGCGGACAGTAATGCCAGCAGCGATGTCAGTGTCAAAGGAAACAACCTCAGTTTCTTCGGAGTTTGTATATAACAGCCACTCACCAAGCCTTCGCGCCTGGCCTTGGCTCGTACAGGCAAAAGCATCAATCGACGTTTTTACATAACCAAACTTTTTGATTCCTGCTTCGTCTTCAACTAACTCATACTGATAATCGCGAGTATCAGTGTCAAACCACTTTACAGAAACACAAGTAAATCGTGTTTTGCGACTAGAGCCTGAATATGTGAAACCAGCTTCCGTGACGTTCGTCTGATTAAAAACGTAGAGATAGTCTTCTGGACGGTCTTGCGCAAAAGCAAGCGTTCCAGCTTCCCAAAACGGCATTGCCCTGAAGACAGAGCACATTTGCCCGATCAACTTGTAGGCATCCTGCTGCGTCTGCAGAACAACATTGCAACTAAATCTTGGCTCAACGCCGCCGTTCAGATCGTCAACCTGCTCGTTGCAGTATTGGGAAGCGGCATAAAAGCTGTAAATGTCTAGGTCTGCCGCAACGACATGATTGCCGAGCCCATAGCGTTTATTAACGAGAAGATCATATAAACACCAAACAGGATCCGAGGTCCAAACCGCTGCACTCAACGACCCATTGAAGGTGCCGCTGTAAATGATGCGCCCGTCAGACTGAACAGTGCCGTTATGCGGAATTTGAACCTTGAGCCCACGGACACGATATGAACGACGCGGAATCTGAGAAAACTGTTGAGCATTGATCTTCAGGCCAAACAACGCACTATTTGGATAGCGCGTTTTATAGTTGACCTTTTCGGTGTAATCATAAAAGAAAAAATCACTCTGCTCAGTGTCGTCTTCTTCCCCTGAGGCAGCAGCGTCATCGCTTATCCGCTTAACGCGAACAGCAATAGGAAAATCTCCCCCAACTTCATATAAATGCTTTCTCTGAAAAAGGTCATTGGTTCGACCTTTTATGGTGAACGGACCCGTGCTAATAAACGCACCGCCAGCGTATGAAATCTCAATGTCATATTCAATTTTTGCCCCATCAACATCTCCGCCTTTCCTGAAAATTTGTAGGGCTGGGGTTCCGACAGTAACGCGAAACTCAGTCACGTCTGTATCTGTGATTGTGCGAGTAATAGGCGTGTCTTTAACGACTTTTACTCCTACTTGGATTGTTGTTTGGTTAAGGACACCGAGGTCTCTTAAAGGTTCTTGGTCCTGTGTTCCATAGCGAAACTCATAAGCAGCGTCGGTTGTAACGTCGAAGTTGTAGTCAGAAGCCTGCGCATTGGCAGGATCTGCACCGTCACGCAACACCTGAGTGTTGTCAAAGAAAACATCTTTTAGCGCCGCAACGTCATACGTTGCAGTGCCTCGCGTGTATTGACTTGCAGATGGGAATCCTTCAATCTCGCCCTCACCAAGCAAGTCGATAATTCTTGCTATCTGAGTTGAATCAAGATTGTCTTTTGCAACGTTTGCAGACCCACCGCCACCTGCGGCAGACTTGCCGCCACCGCCACCACCACCGCCCGCTCCAGCAAGCCACTTATCAGTCATATCAGATCTCCTCAGTGTTCAGGCCAGCGGAAATCGTGATGCTGCCTGTGACTACTTCACCGTAAATCACAGGGACAACAACGCCAGAACGCGCAACGTTTTGCACCCCGCTGAAACTGAAGTTTTCGCGTGGATCAGAGTCCATCTCTGGTGTTTCAGGAGTAGGGGTAAGCATTCCTGCAATACCTGAAAGCACCAAACTTGCACCAACAGCACTCAATGCCGTTCCAACGGTGGTCAGTGTTCCCAGAGTCCCTGTTGTTGCGGCTGCAGTGCCAAAAACACTTGTTGTCCCGAATAATCCTGCGCCAGGAAGCAGGAACGACGCACCGATCAGAGCAACTCCTGCAAGAATTGATCCTGTGTTGCCGCCCGCGCCACTAATTACAGGCGCAATCCGAATTGGCTCCGATCCTGCAACCGGATAACCAATAAATTCAGGGTGATCACCAACGGGCAACTGGTGCCTTCCAACAGAAACCATGTATTCGCCCTCGCTTAATACAGAGCGAAGGCTCGGGAAATTGGCAAGCAAGAATTTGACAGCCTCACCAGGGGTGCGTGCTACGGCCTTAAAGCTGCGCTGACCAAGGTGCTTCGCCAGCTTTCCGTAAACCTTGATCACACGCATCATCTCACTGCCCCCCTTGGTAACGGACGATGCGGCCGGTGTTCTTTTGATAATAGCCGCCCCAGATGTCTCGGCTAGACAAGCGACCCTTCACATGGTGCAGAAGCCGTTGCTCACCCACATAAACACCAACATGGTTCAAGCCAGGCGAGTCGCCTAAGCGCATAAACACCAAGTCACCTCTCTCCGGTTGGCTGGTTTCTGCGTCAACAAAACCCGTCTCCTCAAAACAACGCTCAAACATCGGGTCAGCATCAAACGCCATGTTGTCCCTAGGGCGCTCCCAGTCACGCAACTTGATGCCGCGCTCCTCCTGATACCAATCACGCACAAGCGTCCAGCAATCAGACACACCCCAGACCCACTGACGGCCAATCAACGGAGCCTTGTAACCATTGGGATCAATGCTGCACCACGTCCCAGAACCTGGATTGCAAATGTACCAGCGCAACCCAGATTTTTCGCAACTCATGCGGTCTGCATCGCTGGCAATCGCCAATGATTTGGGATGGCTGTGGAACACGGCCGTGATTTCTCCGGCCTCCTCAGCCTCGGCGTAATCATCTGGACACAACAGAAAAAAATCGCCGTCGTCGGACAAGTTTTTGCAAGGCCAATAACGCTCACGCCCTTTGACTACAACCACTAAGCCGCACGCTTCGCGAGGTGATTCCTCTAACGCATGAGTGAGTGCGTCAGCCTTCCACTGCGTCATCCGATGTTCCGACCAAGTGACGGGAATGATCCAAACGGTAGTCCATTCGCATCATTTCCAAAACGACGGTGGCAGCTACTTAACCGCTTGCCGCAAGTGTCTTCAGGGGGAAGGTTTGTCGTTGTAGTAATCGTTGGCTCATCAGCAATGTAAATACCGTTTAGATCAATTTCAGTGTTTCCGACATCGGTTACATAGATTTTAAGTTTGCCGTTATTGCCAAGCTGAGCAACGTTATTGTCGAAGCCCGTTGTATTAGTAATTTGCACAGCAATGCCAACAGTGGTCAGCACACCCTGAGGCGTGTCGCGAAAATCATTCCCACTGCCAACGCTGACGTTTAGGTTGACAGTCTCATTTCTATTAAACAACCCTGTTGAGCTGACAAACGTTACCGTTGGCTCGCTCCAGTTAAAATCAGCTCCACTAAAGTGATCGTCTGGAAGATCTTGAGCTGTGAATGCAAGGTCTACAGTCAACGTTCGCGTTCCCAGCGTGAAGGTTTTACGCACCGTACTTGTAGAAGAAAGCGATGCAGGAGCGCCATTGTTGATTTCATGCCCAAACGCTCCACGGCGCCCAATGTTTATATCTGCTGGATAAAAGCCTGTGAACGATAAAGCCGACACTTCACCTTTAAGATCAGTGTTGCTGCTATAGATCACCTCCCTAGTGACTGTGTTTTGCATGACTAGATTGCCATCAGTCTGCATCTCAAGGTGATAGCTTCCGTCACCTTGTGGGCTTCGCACGCCGTTTCCGTGGTCCCATACAGCAGTGCCCGCCTTGTCATAAATAACAAGGTTGCCATCAGGCTGAACACGCAAGCGATACCAGCCATTTGACGATACAAGTTGTTCGCCGGACACCAACTGGTTGCCTGCAGTGAGTTGGTTGTCGCCGGTATTAAACGTCAAGCTCGGGGCAGCTTCAGTAACCTCAGAAACGTCGTTTTCTGTAAATTCAGGGCCTGTATATCCACACTCAGGGCCGCGATACGTCCACTGACAGATGTTGTCTAGAGCAATGCGGCGTGGAGCAGTTACGCCCTGCATGTCAAATACTGATGCCAACTCAAACTCAACTAGGTCTCTGTTCTCAGTTACCTTGCGATCAACAAAATAAACCTCCCTCGGCATCTCGCCGGTAGACGTGGGGTCAGGCGTTCCGTAAGGGTTTGTATTGTTGTCAAAATTAGATGCGTCTAGGAAACGACTCAACGTCCTAATTCGCGTCAGCTTTGATCCAGTTAAATCATTACCTGGCGTCGTCTCATTTACGGCCAACAGGATTGCGCTGACGAAACTATCGGTGTTCGCTATCCGCATACTTGGACGGGGCAACGACCCATCCCCCTTGTATTCAAAGCCGTCTGCTTCAATAGGCAATGCAATGTAAGTCTCGCCTGCAAAAATTATTTGGCCTGTAGTCGTCTTTTGGTTGACCCCGCTGAAAAAATAATGAGTTGTATCACTGCCGTGAATGTCAGCGTCTAGCTGGAGCTGGAACAGCTCAATAATCGCAAACGGACTAGACGTGAGCAGATTTTCAAAAAGCTCGCTCATACCTCAAACACCTGTTGAAACGTAGCAGTCAATGAATTCAGCCCTGAAGCTGTTAGGCGCTTTGACCAACGCTGGCAAATCCATTTGTAAGTTTCAGTTTCGTCAGGCGGTGACCAGTCAAAATCCTCGGCTCCGCCGCGTGCCTCAAGGAAAGCCTCGATGGTGTCTGAATCGGCCTCGCTAATGTGCTCCCACGTCAAGTCCCAAACCTTTGCGTCTTGATTTAAGCCATAACGCAATCTTTGCGAAAACCCATCACCAAACTGCACATTGCGCACCTTGGGCTGGCTTTGTTTTGTAGCCCCGTAGTTAGGAGCGATGTCAGGGAAAGTAGCCATTAGCGAGTCAGGAGTCCTCCAGGTCGTTTCTGCTTGATCAATTCAGCCTGCACGGCTGCACCAATAGCCTTACCGAGCAAATCTGCATTTGGTTGATCACCCTGCACGCTGGTTCCTGTTGCATCAACGTTCACCACTACGTTACCGACGCCGCCTGAAGACTCAACGCCAAGACGGCCATTCCGGCCACGACGAAGCGGCATGATTGCCTCTGGCCCAGCCTCTCCCATAAGACCGGCCCCATTCGCCATAGGGAACAGCGTTGGCTTGTTTACAATGCCGCCATAGGCAAAAGGCACAATCTTGTTGTCAGCAAAAACATTTCCTTTTGCATTCGCAGTCGGGGTTGGGAAAAGGTTTCCAATCAGACTTTTCATTCCAAACTGCAAGAACATACCGCCAATCTGCTTGAGGATGCCTGACAACGATTCACCAAGACTTTTTGTGCCATCAATCAGACTTTGAATGGCGTTAGCCAAACCAGTGGCGACGGTGTCTTTGATTGATTCAAACAGCTTTTGTGTTTCAGTAAGTTCCTTGGTCAACTCATTAACTTTTTGGGGCTTTGCACTCAGCAAACGCAAAATATCTTGGTTCGCTTTGCCTTCAAGGGCTAGCAACCTAATAGCCTTTTCCCGTGGCAATAATGTGCTTTCCTCGATTTTTTGTTTATCAAAAGCAAGTTTTGCGCTGACAATCGCAAACTGATTTCCGCTTAAAGTTGCAGCGTTCAGCTTCTCGGCCAAACCAAGCAATGTTTCGGAAGCATCTATTCGCTTATTAGTAGTTCCTTCTGGGTCTGGGTCATCAATGCCTGGCAAGCCACTGCCAGGACGAGCTTGCTGAATATCTCCTCTTAAATTACGCATTGCATTTAATCGGTCCCGCTCCTCCACCATCTGGTCTCTTGCCCTTTCTACTTCAGCTATTTGCTGTTGGATTGCAGCTACACCTCCACGCGTAGGATCAACAGCGCCTGGACCAGGGCCAAAAGCATCAGCAGTGCCAAGTAAATCTGCGCCAGTCCCAGCCTGTTGTGCTCTCTTCAAATCCTGCTGCAGCCTGCCTAATTTAAGATTCGACTCAGTTACTTGTTTGTTTAAAACATCCAAACGAGCGTCATCACTAATGCCCAAGAACGCATCAAGCGCTCTTGCTGCCTCGTCAATTTTTTCAACAATTGCGGTGAATACATTTTGAAAAGCCTCTCCGATAGGCTGCAAAAGCCTGCCAACACTTTCACTAAGATTCGACAATGCAACACTCAAACGATCACCTGCTGCTTCAGGACTGTCAGCAATAATTTGCGCAGTCAGACCATATTTCCTAAATATTTCTTCTGCAAAAGTTTGGAAATCTTGCAGGCTGACCTTTCCGTCTTCAAGTGCCTTGTCAAGTTCTTGCGGCGTAATATCCAAAGACTTTGCAAATAAACTAAATGCACCAGGCAAACGCTCACCGATTTGCTGACGCAGTTCTTCAGCGCTTACCTTGCCCTTGGAAAATACTTGCGCTGTTGCAGTCAAAGCAGAATCAATGTCTTGCAGTGAGCCGCCTGTTGCCCTTACAGAAGCGACAATGCCATTGAAAGCAGTTTTTGTGTCTTCAATGCTTCCGCCAGCACCCTGCACGGATGCCTGTAATTTTGTGAATTGCCTTGTGACAATCTCTTGGGGTATCGCAAAGCGCTTTGTACTTTCTTGAATAAAGTCAAGAGCATTTCCGTATTCTTCTTGGCTTGTAGTGACACCTTTAAGAGCAATTCTGAGCTTGCCAAGATTTGCAGAATATCTTGCAGTTTCTCCTAAGGCCTTTCTAACTTGACCTACTTGAGCACCAATTGCTGCGCCTACAGCAGCGCCCGCAGGACCGCCAGCCGCACCGATTAGAGCACCAACAGCACCCTCAGGGCCTCCGAACACACCACCGGCCGCTACAGCGCCAGCAGTCTGGGCACCTCTACGCAAGCGTTGTCCCATGGTTGGGGGCTTGCGAGTTTCTAGTTTTTTAAGCTGTGCATCAAGTGCTGCAGCTTCTGCAGTCGCCTCTTTAAATTCTTTTGACCCAAATTCAAGGTTGTTAGCGAGATCCTTAAATGCGTTGCTGAAGCCCTGAATATTTGCTCTTGTCTTTACAGACTGATCACTGAGCTTTTTCAGCTCACCAACGCTCTGCTTAACTTTCGGATTGACTGCACTGCTTGCCGCCTTGCCAAGCTTCGTCAGTGAGTCACTAATCTTGTCAAGATCATTCTTGCCTACGGCACGGACAAGAACCTTTAGCTCGGTAGTGACAGCGGCCATCAGTTCTTCTTGTTAAAGCAGGACAGAGCTGTATGCTCCATGACCTGCAACCCCTCAAAGAGATTGACAGGATCCTTGACTGAATACAGTCTACAAAGCCAATCTAGTGATGCATAGTCGAGGCCGATCACGCCACTCATGCTCATACGCCACTGTGTCTGAAGCCTGAGAAACATCTGGACAATTTCCCAGTTGTCTTCCCAGACCCCAAAATATTCGACCTTCTTGGCCTTGCGCATTGCATTGATTTCGCCAGGATCCATGCCCTGCTCCATCAAGTCCTGCGTGCTTTCCTCAAAAACGCCGCTGCCTTCGCACCAATGACGAGCGGCGTCTTCTAGTTTTTTGCTTGGGCTCCAACCAAGCTTTCAGAGAAAGCAGTAATCAAGCCACGAAGAAAGTGGGGATCGTCAACGAGAGCAGCTTTGATGTCGTCGCAAAACTCGATCTCTTCGCCATCGTCATCAACGATCCCTTTCCATCCCATCAAGATGTGATCCACAAGTACCTCATCGCCATCCTCAATCAATGAATTGAACTGGCTTCGACTGATCTTGCGGAAAACAGCGGTGAAGGTTTCTTCCTTGAAACGGCCCTTTTCGGGCACGTCGACCTTTACAGGCCACTCGTAAGAAGAAACCTTGCGTACCTTGAAAGGCATAAATCAGGTGAATGCAAGTGAGATTTCGTCGTTACCCGACGAACTAGGCACCATCGTAGTAGGCAAGTTCAACATCACAAGCCCTTGATCTTCGCTGTAGGTCGGGTTGCCAAGTGACAAGCCGCTAGTTGGCGCAGTAAGGGTGATGATGTTTCCGGCATCAGTGCCATGGACAATGCTTAGGTTGCCAGAAGTACCAGCAACAGCGTCAGCAAAGAAGTCGTGTGTTGCAAGCGTTGGAGCTTCAATCACGAAGTTTGCAGTAGCAGAGCGGTCAGTGATCAGCACTTCCTTCGTGGAGTTGACCAGTTCCCGATAGACAACCTCATTGCCCATATCAATCTCAGCAGATTGCAGAGCAAGGCCAGTCTCTGAGTAGATCGTGAAACCAGTTGTGTTGGTGTCGTTGAAGATCTGAGGAGTGGCTTGATTGCTGAACGTCAGAGTTGGTGACGCAGTATCAGTAGGAGCGTTGTACTGACCAGTCATCGTGAAGTTGAAGACTGGAATTTGGTTTGCGTTCAGGCTGATCGTAAAGGTGCCTCGGCAGCCAGTGACAATGTGGCGGATGCCATCAGTGTCATAGTGAATCGTGCAGGATTCAAAGCTGGTAGAAACCGGCGCGTAAGTGACTGAGGTATCGGCAACTGTTGTGTCATTCAGACCGCATGCACGAAGAATTGGGTCGTACTTCGGCGCAGTACCTGCAGTGCCAGATCCTGAATACTCAACCGTGAAGCTGACGACAACACGAGTGTTTGCAATCAACTGAGGGCTGTTGCCCAGATAGCTCCGAACCAAGTCACGAGACAGCACCTCAGATTCTGCAGGGCTGATCTCAAGCTGAGAGATCTGAACGGCGTCAGCAGAGCCAGTCGGGGTTGGATCTGTACCGTAAGTTGATTCAATTTTCGCGAGGATAGACCTCACGCGGGCTAGCTTTGCCATCAGTCAGGCCTCAGCGAAAAGACAAGGTTTCTAGCACCAGTCTAAGTCAAACGCTTTCTCAAGCCATCCTCAGGCCGATGTCAGGTCAACACGGTCTGACCGATATTTGACCAGATAATCCATACTAACGACACCCAAAGGAACATCTGCTTCGTACAAACTAAATTCAACGCGATCGGCAGTGATATCAAGCGCATATCCATTCGCAGTCGCATCATTCATGATCAAATTATGGACTTGCTGCGAGAAGGTATCTGAGGAGTCATCAGGCGTACCAGAGCGCACAAGCACCGTCACCCGCACACGCAGGGTCCACAACAGCTTGTTGTAAACGTTGGTCTCACTGGGCTGGTCAGAGACAGGTTCAACAATGATTGCTGGAACTTCACCGCGAGCTAAGGGCTCAACCCTGCTTCTATAAACGGTGACTCCAGTCGCAGAGTCAAGATTGCTTTTGATGCGAGCAAGGATCAGCTCTCGGCGGGTGTCAGCCATCAGTTAACACAAATCCATGCTTTGAGTTTTTCGCCAGCACCCATATTTGAGCCAGTGACTCTTACATATCTACAGCAGGCGCGATAGTGCGATGCAGTAGTGCCAGCACCATGCGAGCGACCATTGCCAT